ATGGACTACTGACTGTTGAATTATCAACTATTATTCCCGAACATCAACGAAAAAAATCATATACTATTAGATAAATAGTCTAGGCTGCCCTCATCAAATATAGTTGCCAAATAGGTCTCGTTCCTGGTTAGAACTCAGGTTTGACGAGACCATTTTTTTATGGTAGTATGGTTAGACAATATGGAGTATTGATATGTTTCAAGGTATTATATTAAAGAAGGGTGATATTTTAATCACATCTAAGATAACTAAAATAGTTCCAGATGATTATACTGACCCAGATTTAGAGCTGGTAAATCCATATATTTTGTTGAAGTCTATAGCAGACAATATCTATATGAAACCATATATCAGTGAATATAGTAATCAAACTATATTTTCATTTAGAAGTGATGATATTTTAACTATGTTCTCTCCAAAAGAACGTTTAATTGACGAATATAAAAAATTAAATGGATTGGTGGAACAACTTGAACTTGATGTTACTAATCTTGAGGAAGGAGAATAAGTTTGAAATTTTATACTAATGTAACTCAAAGATATAATAAATTTTTAGTTCGTGGGTACGAAGATGGAAAAAGGTTCTCTAAACAGATTGAATATCAACCAACTTTATATGTTCCAAGTGCTGTAGAAACTGAATACAAAACTCTTGATGGAAAATTCGTTCAAGAAATAAGTCCTGGAGGTCCAGATGAATGCAGACAATTTTACAAAAAATATAATGATGTAGATGGATTTGAAATATATGGAATGGATAATTATATCTTTCAGTATATTTCAAATACCTATGACGATGAAAAAATACAATATGATTTTACTAAAATTAAACTTTATACAATGGATATTGAGGTTTCATCTGAAAGTGGATTTCCTAGTCCATTAGATTGTATAGAAGAAATTCTATCAATTACATTACAAGATTTTCACACTAAAAGAATTACTTGTTTTGGGGTAAAGCCATATATTAATACTAGAGATAATGTAGATTATATTCTTTGTGATGGTGAAGTTGATTTATGTCTTAAATTTCTATCATTTTGGGAAAGTGATTATCCTGATATTATAACAGGATGGAATACTGCACTATATGATATACCATACATTGTCGGTAGATTTACTAAAATTCTTGGGGATAAAGAAACTAACCGGCTATCTCCTTGGAAACAAGTTTCGTCTAAGGAGTTGGATTTCACCGGAAGAATTGCTATTGTATGTGAAATTTTAGGTATTGCCAGTTTAGATTACATAGACTTATATAAAAAATTTACATATACTACCAGAGAAAGTTATGCACTAAATCATATTGGAGAAGTTGAGCTTGGGGAACAAAAATTAGACCACAGTGAATATGAAACATTTAAAGACTTCTATACCAAAAATTGGAATAAATTTTTGGATTATAATATACAAGACGTAATTCTTGTAGATAAATTAGAGCAAAAATTGAAACTCATTGAACTTGCTATTATGATGGCATATAATGCAAAAGTTAATTTTGCAGATGTATTTTTTCAAGTTAGAATGTGGGACGCTATTACTTTTAATTATCTAAAGAGAAAAAATATTGCCATACCACCCAGAAACCGAGTAGAAAAAGATGAGAAATTTGCAGGTGCATATGTAAAAGAACCAAGACCCGGAATTTATGAATATGTAGTAAGTTTTGACTTGGCGTCTCTATATCCATCTTTAATTATGATGTATTCAATATCACCCGAAACACTTGTGTCTAAAGATGAGTTGAATATGAGAATTAGAGAATTGGAGAATATGATATAGTCGTAGAATATCCAGAAAAAACCATAACAAAATTATTGAAAACTAAAATGTGGAAAGATGTTCGTAAAATGACCCGTGAGGAAATTGTAGAGGAATTGGAGGCACTCAAACAGGTACGAGAACTTTCTACTAAAGTAAGTGTGGATGAACTTCTCAACCAAGAGTTAAATTTGGAACCTTTAAGAAAAGTAAATTTAACTATGACTGCAAATGGATCACTTTATTATAGAACGGTAGGATTTTTCCCAGAACTTGTTGAGGAAATGTTTAATCGCAGAAAAATATACAAGAAAAAGATGCTTGAAGCCCAG